GTTTGATTTTCCATCCAGAATGAAAAGCTCTTTGAAATGCATAATTGCGTATCTGCTTTTCTCGTCGGAAGTCGTTCTGTCTTTCTTATGCAAGATGTGACAGGATTGATAGAGGATTTTGTCCTTCTTGGAAGAAATTCCAATGCGGGTCAACGTTTCTTTTATTTTCAGAAAGCTCTCTGGATCTGGAAGTTCTATCTCTACTCCATAGCCACGAAACAGGTTTTCATTCATTTTACACTCACTCTCATTTATTGTTATTCTTATAGAGATGTATTTGTAAAGCTATCACACCTTACGTGACTATTTATTTTTCTTCTTGGTTTCACCAGTATCGGTCAATTCTCGAAGCTTGTCAATGTCATCCTTCGACAAGAGTTTCAAGTATTGTTTTGCAATCTCGCGACGAACTTGATAGACCTTCTGCACTAAATCAAGGTCGTCATTTTTCTTTGGCTTATGCCATTCAGAATAACGATTTCCCTTGCGAATCGCACCAATGTAGTAATAGTATTGAGATTCGGATGGTATTTCTGGATACAAGTTCATTTCATTCGCGATTAGAACCGTATCTGGATAGAAGCTAAGGCCGTGATTGATCACATAAGCTTTGTATGCTTTCGCGTTATCTGCATTGTCTTTCAACAAATCTTTCTTGCTGTTGGATACGGACTTGATGAAGTCGAACGGGCTCAACCCCTTATCTTCGACAACAACCTCTTCTGGTGGTGCTGTGTATGGTTTGATGAAGTCTGAGGCGTCTACTCTTCCAGCCATGATCCAATATTCTCCTTGATTTTGTTCATCGTCTCTGCACAATCTTTACACGCTGTTATGTTGTGCGGACCATCTGCTGTATTCATGTGCAACTGCCAAGTGTCCTTTTTACGGACCTTGACTTTGCACAATCCACACTTTACAACTTTACGAAACCACATGGTCAGACAAACTCACACTCTACTAGAATTTCAGTTAATCCAGCGACAAGGTTGAGTTCGTGGTTCGGAACGTGCGAATGTTGAAACTGATACTTTGCAAGAGTGACAACAAAGGCTGGCATCGTTGACATCTTGACTTTTTCTAAACCACTCTGGTACAGGTTTGTATAGATGGCAGAGAAGTCTTGGTCGGAGTTAGCTGCAACCCACTTGCGCATTTCGGTAAAGTTCTTCTCTTTCAGGAATCCAAAAAGTTGGTCAATGGACTCTTGACGGAAGTTCGACAGAATGCCCTCGTCAATCTTACCAGATGCTGCATAGTTTTGCAACTCATTTAGAACACGCCGGAAGTCAGGGAAGTGCTTTTCGATGATCTTGGCAACAACTTTTTGATCGTGTTCAACGCCTTCCTTGTCCAGAATGCCAACAATTCGTTTGAAAAATTGCATTGCGAGTTTTGGCTTCTCTGCTTTTTCGATTGCAAAGTCCACCGAAGAAAATCGGGAATGAAGGGGTGCGATGATCTTGTTCTTGAAGTTACAGGTGAAGATGAAGCCACAATTCTTGCTGAATTCTTCGGAGAATGAACGAAGTGCAGCCTGAGTGTTTGGTGTCAGATAATCAGCCTCGTCAATGATAACATACTTTCGGCCACCGGAGAAGGATACACTAGAAGCGAAGTTCGCAATCTCATGACGAAGTGTATCAATTCCGCCGTTCATCGAACCGTTGATTAGAATGTAGTCGCAACCGAGTTGTTTCAGCATCGCTATAGCAGCAGTAGTCTTGCCTGTGCCAGGTGAGCCAGAAAGCAGAAGGTTGGGAATTTGTGTATCGTCAACAAACTTCTGAAACGCTTTTTTTGTTTTCTCTGGCAGAATCGTATCAGCAATAGTTTGTGGACGATATTTTTGGGACCATAGCATTTCTGCGGCGATGTTGTCAAGCATTATAAAGACCTCTTTCAATGACGTGTGATGTGAGTGTAGTTTGAGGATGCCCTTATTGGGCATCCTCTTTCTCTTCCTGAGTAGTAGCAGGAGCAATTTCCTGCGGCGTGTTAGCCTTTACGAATGCTGCTAGTCTCTCACGAATAGTTCCAACTGTCAAGAGCGTCATTGACCCTTGAATGAACCACGTTCGGTACATACGTCAATGATGTTTATGACTAGAAACGAAATCATTGAGCGTCAGTTGTGGTGTAGTCACTTCCGTCATTATTAACCTTTCTTATATGTGGACTTGGATTCGATTGCGATAAAGTATGTCGCCTGCTTTCCAGTGAACTTTGAGATACCCTTCGAACTAAGTTCGACTTTATAGTCACCGGGTAGAATTTGAAGGTTCTCGGTCTTGATGATGAGCGAGAAATTGTCTTCCGTTTCGCCAACTTCAATACTATGAGAGTCAGCTGATGGGTTACCACTATCGACTGCTTTCAAATAACAAACACCATCTTGACCAACAAAAGCGACTTCTGGTAGACCAAGAACACCAGTGGCTTTCAAAACGCTCTGTAGGTTCTCAGCAGAAACTTCAACAGCAACGTCAACGCCGGGAAGGTCGATTTGCTTCTGTGGCGGAGCAACAATCATGGAAGCATCTGTATACGTCAGGTGAGATGTGGATTTTCCCTGCTTGAACATAACACGCTTTTCCTCAAAGGTCAGTTCAGCTTCTGAATACATGGACAGGGTGGACAGGAAGCGCGACAAGTTGTAGATTCCTGCTTCACGAGGGAATTCATCGGGAACAGTCGCGGAAGCCATGACAGTCTTTTGTGGACTGATAGTTCGGATAACATTACCAGGTTTAAAGATAATGGACTGGTTGATGGTCGAAAAGTTTTTCAGAATTGTAATAGTCTCTGGAGAGAGTTTCATGATAGCTCCTTTGTTTCATGATGTAATTTATAGAATGTAACATGTGTTACGGTCAATGTCAAGGACGTGTTCCTACTTTGGATTTCTTTTTGTAATGTTTAGCATTAGACTCCTTTGATGCTGTTGGAGATACGTCAAGCCCTGCTAGTGCAGCCATTGACCCACGGAAAATGTAGGTGCCGACGTGTTGAAGTTGCATCCAAGGTGCAATGTGGACTTTCATTCCCGCGTTTCGAATGTTCCTACAGAAAAAATAGTCTTCCGAAAGATAGCGTCTTGACTTGGGATCGATTTCGCAGTCAAAGTATGCCATGACCTCACGCGAGCCGTCAAAATTATCGCTTCTAAGATGATCTGGTTTATAGCTGAGTTCTGGATAGGCCGTTTTGTATCGCTCAAAAGCGCTTCTTGGAATTAACATGAAACCAGTGCCCGCCTCCGATACTTCAACCAGTTCATTAACGCGAAAAGACTTTGTTCCGACAACTGGATTAAACGCATAATCAGCAGCATAATGCATCAAATCAAAAGGATTTTCAGCTCTTCCAGCATTGACTGCTTTTTTGACCTTTTCCCATGCAATACTCTTTTTTGGATATGGCGCAGCAAGAACGTCATACTTATCTGGGTCACTGATTTGAATACCAAGAAGCGACAAGACATCCTTCGGATCGAACCCAATGTCAGCATCAATGAACATCAGGTGGGTACAATCAGAACGCATGAATTCGTCGGCTACATAGTTTCTGGCTCTCTGGACAAGACTTTCGTTGAATAGGTAATAGAACACAACGCGGATTCCGTATTTGGCGCACATTGTAGCAAGATCGTTGGTAGACTTGCAGAACATACCAGAACAGTTTCCGCCATACATAGGAACCCCAAGAAAGATGGAAGCCTCTTTTAGTTTTTCAATTGTTATTTCGAGTTTCATAGTTTTGTCTCCATTCATCGTATTCTTCGTTCATGCAAACCCATTTTGCCCCAGTCCATTCTGGTTCATTTGCCCATACGAACCAGGCGTATGCCACCATGCCACCAATCTGTTCTTTCTTTTCTACGGGTTCAATCTCACTCGAATCAAAGCGAATGCGGTCTGAGAAGAAAATCATTTGAGAGGGTGGTTGTTTATCAAACAACGCTTTTCGTCTTACTCCCTCTAGAAAGGTAAGACGCAATAGCATTGCTGTATAGTCATAGTCGGCAATAGACTTCTCAGCGAGAATTCGAGGAAAGTCACTCTTGTATGGCGGATTTGTTATTAGACCATCATAGCCCACAACCTTTGGCAAGTCAAGCGCATTTACACCAGTCGTGACAGGAACTATAGCTTGTGGATACTCATTTAGGTCATAGCAAACAACGTCACGTCCATTACGAATAAGTTCGGAGGCTATGTTTCCGAAACCAGCACAGGGTTCAACAATCTTTTTTGGTGGATTGCTGTATTTGCACAACAGATACGTAGCAATTGGCGGAGTGCGATAGAGGTCGTTTGTGTTTCTGTTGGGGTCATTGCGATTGACACCAACATAAATGTCTCTTAGATTACTTGCCATCTTCAAAACTCCAATGTTCTGTGTTCAAATAGCTAATGGAAACTCCTGCTTCTTGAAACATGGGTTTTGATATCGCCTCCCATTGTTTTCCCCATTTATCATTATCTAATGCTGACATGTTGATTACAACACGACTAATACCGGACTGAATGACTGATTTGGTGCAATCAGAACACAC